CACCGCCGTCGAACTGCCCGACGTTCAGACCGCGCCCGTGGCTGAAACTGTCAATCTGTGGGAGTAACGCATGACAGCAGAAGAAAAAAGCGTCCTGTCGCTTTTCATGATTGGGGTGCTGATTGTTGTCGGCAAGGTGCTTGCCGGTGGTGAACCCATCACCCCGCGTCTGTTTATCGGGCGCATGTTGCTCGGTGGTTTTGTCTCGATGGTTGCCGGTGTTGTTCTGGTGCAGTTTCCTGACCTGTCACTGCCTGCGGTGTGCGGCATCGGCTCCATGCTGGGTATCGCCGGTTATCAGGTGATTGAGATTGCCATTCAGCGCCGCTTTAAGGGCAGGGGGAAACCGTAATGCCGGTAATTAACACGCATCAGAATATCGCCGCCTTTCTCGACATGCTGGCCGTGTCCGAAGGGACGGCGAATCATCCGCTGACGAAAAACCGGGGCTATGACGTGATAGTCACCGGACTGGACGGGAAGCCGGAAATTTTCACCGACTACAGTGACCACCCGTTCGCACATGGCCGACCGGCGAAGGTGTTTAACCGTCGCGGTGAAAAATCCACGGCCTCCGGTCGCTATCAGCAGCTTTACCTGTTCTGGCCGCACTACCGCAAACAGCTTGCCCTGCCGGATTTCAGTCCGTTGTCACAGGACAGACTTGCCATTCAGTTGATCCGTGAACGCAGTGCACTGGATGACATCCGGGCGGGACGCATTGAGCGCGCCATTTCACGCTGTCGCAATATCTGGGCGTCCCTGCCGGGAGCCGGTTACGGTCAGCGTGAGCATTCACTGGAAAAACTGGTCACCGTCTGGCGTACCGCTGGCGGCGTACCGGCTTAAACGGAGTAAACACCATGAAGAAATTATCCCTTTCACTGATGCTGAACGTGTCGCTGGCGCTGATGCTGGCACTGTCCCTGATTTACCCGCAGAGCGTGGCCGTCAGTTTTGTCGCCACCTGGGCGATTCTGGCGACGGTTATCTGTGTGGTTGCCGGTGGTGTCGGTGTGTATGCCACTGAGTATGTACTGGAACGCTACGAACGGGAGCTGCCGCCGGAATCGCTGGCCGTGAAGATTGTCACGTCGCTGTTTTTGCAGCCGGTGCCGTGGCGCAGACGGGCAGTAGCTCTGGTGGTGATGGTGGCGACATTTATCTCGCTGGTCGCTGCCGGGTGGATTTTTACCGCGCTGATTTATCTCGTGGCATCGGTGTTCTTCTGGCTGATACGTACGGCCTGCCGTCAGCGTTTTGAGGGGCGGGAACCATGTCAAGGCTGATGATTGTGCTGGTCGTGTTGTTATCGCTGGCGGTGGCGGGTCTGTTTCTGGCGAAGCATAAAAACGCCAGCCTGCGCACCTCACTGGACAGGGCAAACAACGTAGCCAGCGAGCAGCAGGCGACCATCACCATGCTGAAAAATCAGCTTCATGTTGCGCTCACCAGGGCAGACAAAAACGAGCTGGCGCAGGTGGCACTGCGTCAGGAGCTGGAGAACGCCGCGAAGCGTGAAGCACAGCGCGAGAAAACCATCACGAGGTTACTCAATGAAAACGAAGATTTCCGCCGCTGGTACGGTGCTGACCTGCCTGATGCTGTGCGCCGGTTGCACCAGCGCCCGGCCTGCGCAGACGCCAGTGATTGTCCACAACGCCTGCCCGAAAGTGAGTCTTTGCCCGATGCCGGGCAGTGACCCGGAGACGAACGGCGATTTAAGTGCCGATATCCGGCAGCTTGAGAACGCGCTGGCACGCTGTGCCAGCCAGGTAAAAATGATTAAACACTGTCAGGACGAAAACGATGCTCAAACCCGACAGCCTGCGCAGGGCGCTGACTGATGCCGTCACGGTGCTGAAAACCAGTCCCGAGATGCTGCGGATATTCGTGGATAGCGGGAGTATTGCCTCCACGCTGGCGACGTCGCTGTCATTCGAAAAGCGTTACACGCTCAATGTGATTGTGACCGACTTTACCGGTGATTTTGACCTGCTCATCGTGCCGGTGCTGGCGTGGCTGCGGGAAAATCAGCCCGACATCATGACCACCGACGCAGGCCAGAAAAAGGGCTTCACGTTTTATGCAGACATCAACAATGACAGCAGCTTTGATATCAGTATCAGCCTGATGCTGACCGAGCGCACGCTGGTCAGTGAGGTTGACGGTGCGCTGCATGTGAAGAATATCCCGGAACCCCCGCCGCCGGAGCCGGTCACCCGCCCGATGGAGCTTTATATCAATGGCGAACTGGTGAGCAAGTGGGATGAATGAGTTTAAGCGTTTTGAAGACCGACTGGCCGGACTGACTGAATCGCTGTCACCGTCAGGGCGTCGGCGACTGAGTGCCGAACTGGCGAAACGTCTGCGGCAGAGTCAGCAGCGCCGGGTGATGGCTCAGAAAGCCCCGGACGGCACACCCTACGCGCCACGTCAGCAGCAGAGCGCCAGAAAAAAGACCGGTCGCGTTAAGCGAAAAATGTTTGCGAAACTTATCACCAGTCGTTTTTTGCATATCCGCGCCAGCCCTGAACAGGCATCAATGGAATTTTACGGCGGGAAGTCACCGAAAATCGCCAGCGTGCATCAGTTCGGTCTGTCGGAAGAAACCCGGAAAGACGGTAAGAAAATTGATTATCCGGCGCGTCCTCTGCTCGGCTTTACCGGTGAGGATGTGCAGATGATTGAAGAGATTATCCTGGCTCACCTGAATCGTTAGCTTTAATCATCTGAGAATATAAGATAGAAATCAATTGATTAGCATAATTCATTTTGAATTTTCATGTTAATAAATAAAAGGCCAGTTATTGGCCTTTTATCATTACTTGCCATTTTTTAATGAATTGATTAACGATGCTATTTGCTCTATGCCATCAAATGTAGATGGTATCTTATCATCGGATAGCATGATGTTCGAAAATACGACATCTTCAAATTTTGAAAGCGCTTCCGGATTGTTTTTCCTTATCTCTGAGGAATAGTCGCTATAACTCTGAATAAACTGACAAAGGCTCTTTCTGAGTTCTATTTGCATAATCTGAGTTCGTAACGATATGTGATTTATCAGTACAACTCTAAAGTAATAAATGAAAATCAATGTGACTGATGCAAAAGGTAGTGCTGACATGAAATATGTGGCAGCATTTGTCGTTTCGAGAGTTGGTAATTTATGCACTCCATAGTATATCAGCGGGGATGGGATGATTATAGCTAAGATGACAAGGATTATTCTTGATAGTAAAATTTCACGATCTTTCTTTTTGCCAAGTGAATTAAAGCCTTCAAACAATCCAACAAAATTAAATGCGACCTCATACCCTTTCAATGATTCTTTAATTGACTCTATTTTGGTATGTTGTTCTTTTAAAAAGGACTCGCATTTTTCGAAAAATTGACGACCTTCGCTTAAACTATCAATATATTTTTTATATGTGTCCACATTGCCTGAGCTTAAAACTTCTTTAACCATTGCTAATGGTAGTTCTCTAAGAGAAAAGTCTATCTGTGCTCTGCTTTGTTCATCGAATTCATTATAGTTATACAGCGCGAAATCCTTGATGGTTTTTAGTGGTGAAAAGAAAGTATCTGTCTCAGGAGAGAGAATACTTGGCTCAATAATAAATCTAAAAAAACAAGTGAATATAAAATTGATGCTGTTGTTATCCTCTCCCTTTTCTTTTAATAAGCTTGTAAAGGTATTACCAATCCTGACAATGTTGTACTGGGATTTTTTGTCCCAATCTTCTGGGTTTTCAGAAATGAAGTCTATTGCTTGAGCAATTATTTTGTTTCTGTTTGATTCAAAGGTTGTGCTGGGTGTCAGCGTGTTCAAAAAGACCAGATAATCTTTGAACAATTCTTTCATTGTTTTTGATGAGAAAAAGTAAGTGTTCATTATGGATTTTGTTGTCCCTTGTTGTTCTGTGCACCAGAAATCGTTGCGTGATTTACTTTGGGATTGTACAGAATCATTATTCTCGAATGAATACACAATACAATGAAATACTTCGCTTTATACGCAATATGATTCGCACCGGCATTATCGTCGAAACCGACCTTAACGCCGGTCGCTGCCGTGTGCAGACCGGCGGCATGTGTACCGACTGGCTTCAGTGGCTGACCCATCGCGCCGGACGTTCGCGCACGTGGTGGGCACCTTCCGTGGGGGAACAGGTGCTGATTCTGGCCGTGGGCGGTGAACTCGACACGGCGTTCGTTCTGCCGGGGATTTATTCCGGCGATAACCCCGCGCCGTCTGCGTCGGCGGATGCCCTGCATATCCGTTTCCCTGACGGGGCGGTGATTGAGTATGAACCTGAAACCAGTGCACTCACGGTAAGCGGAATTAAAACGGCCAGCGTGACGGCTTCTGATTCTGTTACTGCCACGGTGCCCGTGGTCACGGTGAAAGCATCAACCCGTGTCACTCTGGACACGCCGGAGGTGGTCTGCACAAACAGGCTGATTACCGGCACGCTGGAAGTGCAGAAGGGCGGGACGATGCGCGGCAACATTGAACACACCGGCGGTGAACTCTCATCAAACGGTAAGGTACTGCATACCCATAAACACCCCGGCGACAGCGGCGGCACAACCGGGAGTCCTCTATGACAGCGCGTTATCTCGGAATGAATCGCAGTGATGGCCTGACTGTCACTGACCTTGAGCATATCAGCCAGAGTATCGGCGATATCCTGCGCACACCGGTCGGCTCACGGGTGATGCGTCGTGATTACGGCTCGTTGCTGGCGTCAATGATTGACCAGCCGCAGACTCCGGCGCTTGAGTTGCAGATTAAGGTCGCCTGTTACATGGCTGTGCTGAAATGGGAACCCCGCGTCACCCTGTCATCTGTCACCACGGCGCGCAGCTTTGACGGGCGAATGACAGTTACGTTAACCGGCCAGCACAACGACACCGGCCAGCCACTTTCGTTAACCATCCCTGTGAGTTGAAACCATGCCGATTATCGACCTGAACCAGCTACCCGCACCGGATGTGGTCGAGGAGCTGGATTTTGAAACCATTCTTGCTGAACGCAAGGCGACACTGATTTCCCTTTACCCGGAAGACCAGCAGGAGGCGGTCGCCCGTACCCTGACGCTGGAATCTGAGCCTCTCGTCAAACTGCTGGAGGAAAATGCTTATCGTGAGCTTATCTGGCGTCAGCGTGTGAATGAGGCCGCACGGGCGGTGATGCTGGCCTGTGCCGCCGGTAATGACCTTGATGTGATTGGTGCCAATTACAACACCACGCGCCTGATTATCACTCCGGCAGATGATTCGACCCTCCCGCCGACACCGGCCGTGATGGAATCTGACACCGATTATCGTCTGCGTATTCAGCAGGCCTTTGAAGGTTTAAGCGTCGCCGGGTCGGTGGGTGCCTATCAGTATCATGGTCGCAGTGCTGACGGGCGTGTCGCGGATATCTCTGTCACCAGTCCGTCTCCGGCCTGCGTCACCATCTCCGTGCTGTCACGTGAAAATAACGGTGTCGCATCCGAAGACCTGCTGGCCGTGGTGCGTAACGCCCTTAATGGTGAGGACGTCAGGCCGGTGGCCGACCGCGTGACCGTGCAGTCTGCCGCCATTGTTGAATATCAGATAAACGCCACGCTTTACCTTTACCCAGGCCCCGAAAGCGAACCCATCCGCGCTGCCGCCGTGAAAAAACTGGAAGCGTATATCACAGCACAGCACCGGCTGGGGCGTGACATCCGTCTGTCTGCCATTTATGCCGCTTTGCATGTGGAAGGTGTGCAGCGTGTCGAACTGGCTGCACCACTGGCCGACATCGTGCTCAACAGTACGCAGGCGTCTTTCTGTACCGAATACCGCGTCGTGACCGGAGGCTCGGATGAGTGATTCGCGACTGCTGCCGACCGGCTCATCACCGCTTGAAGTTGCCGCCGCAAAAGCCTGTGCGGAAATTGAAAAAACGCCGGTCAGGATTCGTGAGCTGTGGAACCCGGACACCTGCCCGGCAAATCTGCTGCCGTGGCTGGCGTGGGCGTTTTCGGTCGACAGATGGGATGAAAAGTGGCCGGAAGCGACAAAACGCGCCGTTATCCGCGATGCGTATTTCATCCACTGTCATAAAGGCACTATAGGTGCAATCCGGCGTGTGGTGGAGCCGCTCGGCTATCTCATCAACGTGACGGAGTGGTGGGAAAACAGTGACCCGCCCGGCACCTTCCGGCTTGATATTGGTGTACTGGAAAGTGGCATCACAGAGGCAATGTATCAGGAAATGGAACGGCTGATTGCTGATGCCAAACCTGCAAGCCGTCACCTTATTGGCCTGAACATTACCCGGGACATTCCCGGCTACCTGTTCGCCGGTGGTGTGGCTTACGACGGCGATGTAATTACGGTTTACCCCGGATAAGTGAGGAATAATGAGCACAAAATTCAAAACCGTTATCACCACTGCCGGTGCAGCAAAGCTGGCAGCGGCAACCGCACCGGGAGGGCGGAAGGTCAACATTACCACGATGGCCGTCGGGGATGGCGGTGGTAAATTGCCTGTCCCGGATGCCGGACAGACCGGGCTTATCCACGAAGTCTGGCGACATGCGCTGAACAAAATCAGTCAGGACAAACGAAACAGTAATTATATTATCGCAGAGCTGGTTATTCCGCCGGAGGTGGGCGGTTTCTGGATGCGTGAGCTTGGCCTGTACGATGATGCGGGAACGCTAATTGCCGTGGCAAACATGGCCGAAAGTTATAAACCAGCTCTTGCCGAAGGCTCAGGGCGTTCGCAGACCTGCCGCATGGTCATCATCGTCAGCAGTGTGGCCTCAGTGGAGCTGACCATTGACACCACAACGGTGATGGCGACGCAGGATTACGTTGATGACAAAATTGCAGAGCACGAACAGTCACGACGTCACCCGGACGCTTCGCTGACCGCAAAAGGTTTTACTCAGTTAAGCAGTGCGACCAACAGCACGTCTGAAACACTGGCTGCAACGCCGAAAGCGGTAAAGGCCGCGTATGACCTTGCTAACGGGAAATATACCGCGCAGGATGCCACCACCGCGCGAAAAGGCCTTGTTCAGCTCAGTAGTGCGACTAACAGCACGTCTGAAACGATCGCCGCAACGCCAAAGGCGGTTAAGACAGCGTATGACCTTGCTAACGGGAAATACACTGCACAGGACGCCACTACAGCGCGAAAAGGTCTTGTCCAGCTCAGTAGCGCCACCAACAGCGATTCTGAAACGCTTGCGGCAACACCAAAGGCGGTTAAGACAGCGTATGACCTTGCTAACGGGAAATACACTGCACAGGATGCCACCACGGCGCGAAAAGGGCTTGTCCAGCTCAGTAGCGCCACCAACAGTGATTCTGAAACCCTCGCGGCAACGCCAAAAGCAGTGAAGTCTGCCTATGACAATGCTGAAAAACGTCTTCAGAAAGATCAGAACGGTGCGGATATTCCGGGAAAGGATACCTTCACGAAAAATATCGGTGCCTGTCGTGCTTATAGCGGCGCTTTGAGCACTGAAGCCGGAAACTGGACAACCGCTCAGTTTATTGACTGGCTAGAGTCTCAGGGAGCCTTTAATCATCCCTACTGGATGTGCAAAGGCTCCTGGTCATATGCAAATAACAAAATCATTACGGATACCGGATGTGGTGATATCCACCTGGCTGGTTGTGTCGTCGAGGTCATGGGAACTAAATCTGCAATCACTATCCGAGTGACCACGCCGACAACATCAAGTGGTGGCGGTACAACCAGCGCGCAATTCACTTACATTAATCATGGGGACGGCTACTCCCCCGGCTGGCGTCGTGACTGGAATCGTCAGGGCGACGCAATGACCGGAACGATTAATCAGGACGGTGGAAGCCAGAATGCCTATATGTCTACGGCCTTATGTTCAGGCACCAGAGGCGGCAAAAAATATCTCAGAAAGTTTCGTGGTGGAGAAGGAGATACTATCTGGCATGAAACAGTACAGGGCGGGGTAATTCGCTGGGCGACAGGAAACTATGACACTCAGGAAGAATTATCACTCAGCTCCGCTTATGGTCTCCGTTCAAGAGGTGAAATTACATCACTCAGTGCTAATGGTCTGCGCATTGCTTATGGCAATTATGGATTCTTTATCAGGAATGATGGCGGCAGCACATATTTAATGCTGACGGCCTCTGGCGATAAATTTGGGACATGGAACGGTTTAAGACCGCTGACTATCAATAACGCTAATGGCGGAGTGTCAATGGGGCATGGCCTGAGTGTTACAGGTGATATTGTCTCAAGTACCAAAGTACGTGCCGGTAGCGGGAAAAAGTTCACGGTCAGCAGCAGCAATACATCCACGAAGGAAGCCGCATTCAATTTGTGGGGAAACTCAAGTCGTCCTGTGGTGGCTGAATTAGGTGATGATGCAGGCTGGCATTTTTACAGTCAGAGAAATACAGATAACAGCATCACTTTTGCTGTTAACGGGCAGGTATCACCATCTAACTATAGTAATTTTGATTCACGCTATGTCCGGGATATCCGGCTTGGTGGTGCTGCCACATACAAACCTGCGAACAATGGCATGACATGGACACATCAGGCACCGTCCGGGTGTGTATATTCCGGCATTATTGTTCAGGATACCGGCTCAAACTCTGCCGATAACATTGGTGGCATATATTACAGACCGGTGCAGAAATACATTAACGGGACATGGTATAACGTAGCGCAGGTATAATTTATGCAGCATTTGATAAATATAACGGCGGGTAATCCAAAAACAGTTGAACAATATCAATTGACAAAGGACTTTGATGTTGTCTGGTTTTTTACAGAAGATGGTAAGAACTGGTACGAAGAACAAAAGTATTTTGCTGATGACACGATAAAAATAGCGTACGACAAAGATAATATCATCCGCTATGTGGAAAAGGATGTGACAGCTATCAGACCGGATGGATTAAGTGTTGTTGAAGTGCCGGATATTACTGCTAACCGACGGGCGGACATTTCAGGGAACTGGATGTTTAAGGACGGTACAGTGATTAAACGAATTTATACGGCAGAGGAATTGCAGCAGCAGGCAGAAAATCGGAAAGCCAGACTTCTTGCAGATGCTGAATCCGTGATTTTGCCGCTGGAGCGCGCTGTCAGGCTGAATATGGCAACAGATGAGGAGCGCAGTCGACTGGAGGCATGGGAACGCTACAGTGTTCTGGTCAGTCGTGTGGATCCTGCAAATCCTGAATGGCCGGAAATGCCGCAATAAGTTGTATGAGCTCTGGTGTGAGCTTACATATCTATGGCACAGAGTAAAGCCTAATCTGAGAGTCCGCTCTGTGCCAGGAGCGGACGTTCGTATGCTTGGCAACTTTGGTTTTCCTGAGTTCAACTTAACCACCTATGTATCATCGTAGCCTCTATAGAATAATCATTTTAAAACCTTTTAATATTTGGTAATATGTATTCTATAGTGATCATTATTTCCTATCTCCACGACAGTTATGAGATAGGAAATTTAATATAGATGTCGTAATGATGACGATAAAAGTTGAGATGTCATGACCAGTATATTTATATCCTATGCCAGAGAAGACTTTTTAATTGCAAAAAAACTAACCGAAGAACTAAATCGACATGAGTACAAGGTATTTTTGGATCAACAATCGATTCAGCTTGGGGCTCATTGGCAAGAAGATATACTGAAGCATTTAAAAAATGCGGATGTATTTATCGCACTTGTTACTGAACATAGCGATAAGTCTTATTATTTTAATGCAGAGGTTACTGGCGCTATATCCTATGTAGCTCATAGCAATCGGGATAAACTTATTTTGCCAGTGGTGCTGGATAAAGAAGTGCTTAATGATAGCGATCTTGGGGCCTTCCAAGCATTATTCGCACGCTCTGATGATATGACATACCTCGTACATGAAATTGTGAATGCTATCAGCCGCTTCGAAGGTGCCCGACTAGCTCAGGAAGAGATAAAAGAAATTCGAGCACAAGTTCTTAAAGATGAATCAGCCGATTACATAAGCGAAACAATTGAGGATCTTAAGGCGCGCGAAAAAGCTGGTCGCCAATTATCGTCAAGATGGCATTTTGCTGGATATGCGGCATTAATACTTTCTGTCATTTTCGTATTTATTCTTTGGTATTTGGCTGAGCGTTCATTTGTACAATCACCTCTTGATACCACTAGACTGGTTTTCGATGCCATTAAGGGCGTAACGGTTGTTGCGTTACTTTTGGGCTTGGCAAGATATTCATTTTTAATGGCGAAAACTCATCAATTAGAAGCTTTGAAGAACGCCGATCGTCTGCACGCCATTTCTTTTGGGAAATTTTATATGCGCGTTTTCTCTACGCAAATATCTCAATCTGAATTAAAAGAAGTATTTCAACATTGGAATACTTCAGGGGCGTCAGATTTGTCGCATCTTGATGTAGATAAAATTGACTCGCGATTTATTGAACTCTTTGGGAAAATCGCATCAAGATTTGATGGCAAAAATAAATCTTAACTAAGGATTCTTCTTGTCAGGGCTGGCAATCAATTTAAGCCCGCTATTCGCTCAAAGCAGACTATCAGATTTGATAGCGTTTGGGCTATGTAAATTGTCAGTCGGAAAATGAGCGTGTACAAATCATGACAGGCGGGCTGATTGCCCGCCTTTTCTTTATCTGTTGTTTCATCCACTGACCAGCCAGGTCAAATAGCATCTCATGCTCTGCACAACAGAAAATAGTTGCACCCATTAACCACGGAGTTAAACGGATGAGTGACTATCATCACGGCGTGCAGGTGCTGGAGATTAACGACGGCACCCGCGTCATTTCCACCGTATCCACTGCCATTGTCGGCATGGTCTGTACGGCCAGCGATGCGGATGCGGAATCCTTCCCCCTCAATAAACCGGTGCTGATTACCAATGTGCAGAGTGCAATTGCAAAGGCCGGTAAAAAAGGCACGCTGGCGGCATCGTTGCAGGCCATCGCCGACCAGTCAAAACCGGTCACCGTTGTTGTGCGCGTGGAGGACGGCACCGGCGACGACGAAGAAACGAAACTTGCGCAGACCGTTTCCAATATCATCGGCACCACCGACGAAAACGGTCAGTACACCGGACTGAAAGCCCTGCTGGCGGCAGAGTCGGTAACCGGTGTTAAACCGCGCATTCTCGGTGTGCCGGGACTGGACACCAAAGAGGTGGCTGTTGCACTGGCATCCGTCTGTCAGAAGCTGCGCGCTTTCGGATATATCAGCGCATGGGGCTGTAAGACCATTTCCGAGGTGAAAGCCTACCGCCAGAATTTCAGCCAGCGTGAGCTGATGGTCATCTGGCCGGATTTCCTCGCATGGGATACGGTCACCAGTACCACCGCCACCGCGTATGCCACCGCCCGTGCGCTGGGGCTGCGCGCTAAAATCGACCAGGAGCAGGGCTGGCATAAAACGCTGTCCAACGTCGGGGTAAACGGTGTTACCGGCATCAGCGCATCTGTATTCTGGGATTTGCAGGAGTCCGGCACCGATGCTGACCTGCTTAACGAGTCAGGCGTCACTACGCTGATTCGCCGCGACGGTTTCCGATTCTGGGGTAACCGTACCTGCTCTGATGACCCGCTGTTCCTCTTTGAAAACTACACCCGCACCGCGCAGGTGATGGCCGACACGATGGCTGAGGCGCACATGTGGGCGGTGGACAAGCCCATCACCGCAACGCTGATTCGCGACATCGTTGACGGCATCAATGCCAAATTCCGTGAGCTGAAAACAAACG